CAAAGAAAGTGAATTAGAACTAAAATATGGAGTAAATAAAGATAAGATAGTTCGTGATTTAATTGATATGATTGACGAATGTAAAACACAGACATCAACAGATAGACAGAATTGGTTAAAAGGACTAGATATGTTGAATAAGATGTTTGGATATTATACCCCCGAAAAACACGAACATAAACACGAGGGTATTGTAATAAATATACTAAAACCAAAAAAGGATGATGAAAGTATTGAGGAATAATGAGGATTATGAATTTTTATTGGGGGAAAGTGCCCTTGATTTATTCTACTACTACCAAGTAGAAGAACTACACGGGTTGAATATAGACGATTGTAGGAAACGAATAGAAGAAGGTGGGACATATATTGATGGTATGTGTAATTACATCCCTGTTATGGACTATACAATAGATTATTCAAAGTTCTTTATCTTTATAAATTTAAGTTCGTTAGATGGTTCATATAAAGATATAACACTGGTTCAACACGAAACTACACACGGGGGATTTAAGATGTATGATTACAACCCCAATAGAGAAGAAGAAATTATAAGTTGGGGTGAAGAACTTACAAATGAAATAATGCCACAGATTTTTAGAGAAGTAAATATAAGACGATATGGAAATTAACTTTACCCCATCCTTAAAACAAGATTTGATATTTGAATACTTTGATGATGTTGATACGACAGAAGTATTATATGGGGGTGCTGCGGCAGGTGGTAAATCATATGGTTCGTGTGCCTTCACGATAATTAAATGTCTTCAATATCCTGGTATTAGAGTAGGTTTATGTAGGAATGAATTAACTACATTAAAGAAGACAACGATAGTGTCCCTAATGGAAGTATTAAGTGATTGGGGATTAAAGACAGATGAACACTATAAGTATAATTCAACCACAGGTGAAATCACATTTGAAAATGGTTCAAAGATAATTTGTCTTGAATTAAGATATTTACCATCCGACCCGAACTATACCCGTCTTGGGGGACAACTACTGACTTTTGGGATTATAGATGAGGCAGGTGAAGTAGATGAAAAGGGAAAACAAATACTCCAATCAAGGTTGGGTAGATGGATGAATGTAGAAACGGGGGTAAAACCATTTTTACTTATGACTTGTAACCCCTCTAAAAACTTCCTTTATAGGGACTTTTATTTACCGAGTAGTGATAATACCTTACCGACACATAGAAAGTTCATACAATCCCTTGTATTAGACAACCCATTCATCAACGATGTGTATGTAAATAACCTACATAAGTCATTATCCAACCAAGATAAGGAAAGATTGATAAATGGGAATTGGGATTATGATGACGACCCAAATTGTCTAATGGAATATCCAACGATTATGAATATTTTTATAGATAAAAAACCTATTGTGGAAAAACCAAAGACATACATATCTGCCGATATTGCCTTCACAAGTGATAATGCCGTCATAATGGTATGGGAAGATTTAACACTGGTAGAGATAATTGTTAATCCTGAAGGTATTATTGAAGATGTAATTAGGGATAAGGCAAAAGAATATAAAGTATTCCCCAATAATATCAGTTATGATAGTGATGGTGTGGGTAAGTATTTGATGAATTACCTTAAATCTGCCAAACCAATAGTCAATAACGGGAAACCATTAAGAGATGAAAACTATGAAAACCTTAAAACCCAATTATATTTCAAGTTGGGGGAAGTTGTAAATAGTGGTGAATTAAAAGTGTTGAAGTCCAAGTATGATGATAAGATAATTGAGGAACTACAACAGGTAAAACACAAACCAAGTGATAGGGTTGGAAAGATTGGGATGGTTAATAAGGGGGATGTTAAAAGGATGTTGGGTCGTTCCCCCGATTTTAGTGATGCGATGGCATATAGAATGATATTTGAAATAAAGGTGGGGACAACAAAGACATTTAGATTTATGTAAAAACACCCTAACAAAAAATATATTTATAATAAAAAATAATAATTTAAAACAAAAAGGAAATGAAAAAATTAAGTATTGAAGTTGATGATGAAATAAAAGATTATTTCTTACCCGAAAGTTGGGATGAGGTTAAATTAAGTGATTTTATTACTTTGTTTAGTGTTGATAAAACTAATTTAAATCCATTAGAAATATCTGTTAAAACAATAGAGATATTATTAAAGATTGATGAAGAGATATTGATGATGATGAATGCCAACGATTTTGAAACATTGGCAAAAGAACTTGAATTTACAACAAAGGATGTTGAACCTGTTAATGTAGATTTTATAGAATTAGAAGGTGAAAAATATTACATTAAAAGTAATTTTAATCAACTTACGATGGGGGAGGTAATTAGTATTGAAACTATATTAGAAGATGGAGATAATAATATATTCAAAGTTATGGATAAGTTATTATGTATCTTTTTAAGAAAGAAAAAAGAAAATGGTAAATTAGAAACATTTAAGGGTGAATTTATGGAACGACAAGAGTTGTTTAGGAATGCCCCCGTTTCAAAGGTGTATAATATCTTTAATTTTTTTTTGTCTGGAGGAAATTTATTAGAAGTCAATACACAGGATTATTCGGAAAACCCACCAACAAACCAATAAAAGAAAAAAAGGTTAAAAGGTTTGGGGATATAGATAAGGTTGAATATGATAATAGATTTAAGTATTTAGATATGGTTTATACTTTACTAAAAGAATTAAATACTACGGATACAATAATTTATGAAAAGAACTACATATCTTGTTTAAATTGGATGTCCTACTTTTATCAAAAAAATAAAATAGAAATAAGTAAAAAAGGTGGTATATGAGTGTAAATATAATTAGTTTAAACCAAATCATAAATTTATTCCAATCGTTTAGTGAAAGAAACTATTTCATTAAGGATTTTGGTTACGGACCGACAAGTGATATTGGGACTTCAAGACAAATGAACTTCCCATATATGTGGTTGTCTCTGGACCAAAACTCAACGATTGTAATACAGAACAAAACTGCCATACCCCAATATGGTATAACAATCTTATTTATGGATAAGATGAATATTCAAAAGAATTATTTGGATATAAATGGGGTGAATAGTGATAATTCACAGGAAGTATTAAGTGATATGTTACAATTACTTCAGGATTTGATTACAGAGATTGAGGTAGAATGGGGGAATTATGGATTAAGAATTGAAGGTGATGTAAATTGTTTTCCTGCGGTTGATGAAACAACAGATAAAGTAAATGGATGGGTAGGACAATTCACATTAAGAGTGAAACACTCCAATTGTATTCTTCCAACAGGAGACATCGTCCAAACAAACATATCCCCAATCAATCCATTTACCCGTTATTTGACTTGTGATACATTATCTTTGTGTCCCACAATAATAGATATAGAAAATCAATTATCTACTCTTACAGGGACATCTTATAATGTAGGGTTATTTTCACAAACAGGGGATAGTGTAACAATATCTGCCACCACAACAGAAACATCTTTAATTGACGGAGGGGTTGGTTCATTATCAGTTCCCCCAAATGGATTTAATATAGGTGATAGTTTCCGTGTTAAAATGGGTGGGGTAATATCAAATCAAAATAATCATACATTAAGATTAAAATTAAAATCAGGTTCAGTTATATTGGCAGATAGTGGGATTAAAACATTACAATCACACTCCAACGATATATGGGATTTGGTTGTTGATTTTACAATACGAAATATTGGTAGTGGTGGGACTGCGTCTATAATGACTTTGGGAACATTCCATACCACAAAGAAAAATAGTGGTAATGTAATAGGGTTTGGTTTTGATACACTAAACGACACCACATTTGATACAACCATTTCTAATACATTAGATATTACATTAGAATGGGGACAATCAAGTAGTAATGATATAATCTATTCAAGGACATTTACATTAAATAAAGTATATTAAGATGAGTAAATTAATAACACCACAGAAGATGAAAGAGTTTGGTAGGGATTATGTAAAAATACTTACCCGTGAATTATTAAGGGCAGGTAAAGATGCGTCAGGACAACTTATTCGTTCAATCAATTATAAGATAGTTGAGGATGCGGAAATTATCCGTATGGAGATATTGGCAGAGAAATACTTGGAGTTTGTAGATAAGGGTAGAAAACCTGGTTCATACCCCCCAATTAAACCACTTATCCAATGGGTAAATATAAAAGGACTTGAACCACAAGTAGCATATGCTATTCAAAAAAGTATATTTAAGTTTGGTATTAAACCAACAAATATTATACAGAAAGTAGTTAGGGAATTTGAAACATCCCCAACTTTAACAAGAAAATACGAAGAAGAAGTCGTGAATAATATTATAGATAATATAAATAAAAATTATAAAACAGAATAAATATGGGGTATAGTGCTATTACACAACCTGATACATATATGGGGGCATATAGTGCCGTTCCACTTAAAGTATTTGATAGTGAATATAATGTAAGTGAAAATTTTAAATATCTTATCCACATTTGTTGGGATGAGGTAAATATAACTGGTGAATTGGGTTACATAATGGGGAATGATGTTTATACTAAATTAACCTCATCAACCCCACACAAATATTCGTTGGGTGATTATTTATTTTTAGATGATAAATTAAATGATAATTTATACACAGGATATTATATTGTAAGACAAATAATCAGTTCAACTGAATTTGTAATTGATTTAACAATTGAACAACCTATGGGTTCAAGTGCCTATACAACTTCAAGATTTATTAAATATCAATTTAACCCTGATTTAAATGGGTATGCCAAAGTAGATTTATCAAATGTTCTAAAAGATTTTGTATCACAAAATTTAACAGGACAATCTGTAGATTATAAATTGGTTTATAATGGTGAAGATACAAGATTTGATTATAAGTTAGTATGTGGTAGTGAAAAAAGATATAGATTTGAATTTCAAGACAACCTATTCAGTGGGGGTTCATTATGTTTTTATAATAATACAATCACAAATTTAAGTGATGTCCCATTTGAAGTTGGTGATATTATAAATGTCCAACAAGATATTTATGGTTGGAACTACATAGATAATACATATACAGGATTTTACATAGGATTTAGTGGTTCAACAAATGTTCCATTTAGAGTAGGACAATCAATTACGGTTGTAGGACAAATTACAAACCCCTCTTATAATGGGGAAACAATTGTAGATGGAATACCAAGTTCAAAGGTATTACGAACTCAAAAACCATTTTTATTAAATACTCCACCAGAACCTGGTGTCATATATGGTGTCCCTCGTCCTGAATATAATGGGACTTGTAGTATAGTTAATATATTTATCCATCCAACTTATGGATGTGTTATTATAACGGACAAACCATTTACAGATAGTTCCCCTGTTATACCAGGTTATATTGAATTTGCGGACAACCGATTAACGACATTACCAAATCAATTAACAATATCAGGTTTATCTGTTTATAATTCCCACTTAAATTATGGGGAATATTCATTAACAGAATTTGATAAGTATGTAATTCAAAATAGAAACTATGATTTGAATTATTTATCAACTATAATGAACGATAAACAAAAATATAGGGTAGAACCTAACACGATTGGTTTTGTATTAGGACATAGAAAAACAAACATATTTCAAGGTATGGGTTATGAGTTCTATAATAGTGGGGGACAAACATTAGGACAATTAGTTTATACTGGTGTAACTGAAGATTGGTATTCCCCAATAGGTTTAGAACAAATATCAGGTTTAAATAATGTGAATAATTTTGGAATACCATTTTCATCTTATAGTGGAAATATAGATAGTTATTGTATTTATGCCGCAGATGATTGTGGATGTAGTTGTCTTACTGGTATAATTAAATATAAGGTTGGTTCAGGAACAACTGCTACCTATAACCTTGTATCAAACGGACAACTTAATGGTAGGGATTATTGGGATTTTCAAACAACTGCCACAACAGGTGTATTAGATGTAAGATTATGGTGGGTAAATGATGGTTTATCATTCAAATGGTATTTAACACCACAGACAAATACAGGACATACACCATACTTTATGTTTGATAAGGACTATAATACTGATTGTCCTGGTGATACACTTGCGTGGAGTATCCCTATTGGTTCCCCATTTTCAGGTAATAATTCAAATGGAACCTTATTTTTAGAAAATCCAAGTGGAGGTATTACACAATATTCTAACCAAATATGTTTTGAATTAAATAAAGATTGTAGTATGTATGAAATATACCACCTAATGTGGAAAGATAAATTAGGTTCATTTGTATCATATCCATTTATTTATGTTTCAAGGGATAATATTGAAAGTGAAAGAAAGAACTACTATAAACAAAATGGTGATTGGAGTAATAATTCATTTGGTTATAAAGATTATGAAAGAGGGGAAAAGGACTTTTTCGTTAGAAGTAGAAAATCTATAATACTAAATTCAGGGTGGTTATATGAGTTTGAGAGGGATTTAATGGAAGATTTGATACAATCACCTTCCGTGTATCTACAAACCCCTGACAATCGTTTATTTGGTGGTAGAATTGAAGAGAAGAAAATAGAAGTTTATAAAAAAGTTAATGATGATTTATTCAGTTATTCCTTCAACTTTATATTTTCTAATAATGAATACAGGTTTTAATGTAGTAATTAAAACCATAAACCTAAAATAAGGGAGGTGTTCTAATCTAAACAAGGGGGATAATGTCCCCCTTTGTTGTTAAAAACATCAAGTCAAAAATAATATTTATAGAAAAACAATATGAATAAATTTGAAGTAGTTGCGAACGGAATAACATTAGATACATATGATAATATTGGGGTTAGTATCAATTATCAAATTGAGGATATTTTAAACATCACAAAACGAACCACCAATTTTAGTAAGACAATTACATTACCAGGAACCCCTGATAATAATAAATTCTTCAAACAGATTTTTGATGTAAATATAGACACAATAACCTTTAACCCAAAAGTTGCCATACCATCAGTTATTCGTGTTGGTAATCAAGAGGTAATGAATGGGGTGATGATGTTATTAAATATAAACATAAATCAAAAACAGGTTGATTATGAAGTATGTATATTTGGTAGATTAAAAAATATTATCCAAGAATGGGGGGATTATACATTAAGAAATATTGATTTAAGTGAATATAACCATCTTCGTTCAATAGAAAACATTACAGATAGTTGGGAATATACAATTCAAAAGTTTGGAAGTCCAACATCAAATTTTAATACAGGTGAAGGTTATGTGTATCCATATATCATTTATGGTAATCACACAGACATTAACAATCGTATGTATGCGAGTTTAATGGCACCATCCGTATATCTTAAAACAATTATAGATAAATCATTTCAATTGGCAGGTTATACCTACACATCTAATTTTTTTAATAGTGAATATTTCAAAAAACTTATTATACCATTTGTCCAAGATAAATTACAGATGGACGCAGAAGAAGTTAATAAACGAACTACAAGGGTTGGTTTATTACCATACACAAATCCAACAACAACTCGTCCCTTATTATATGGTAATTCCCCAAACAATTCTTGGTTATATTCATATAATAACCCAAACCCTACAGAATTTAGGGCAATATCACCTGTATTAGCAGATAGTAGTGGTAATGATAATACTTGGTTTAAGAATTATGAATATAGTAGGGGGTATTATTTTCCATTAGAAAAAGAAACAGGACAAGTTGGGGATTTAGATTTACAAGATTTAGATAATCAGTGGTTTGTATCTGCCCCCACACAGACAACTAATTCAGGTGGTTTTACATATTATCAAAATAAGAATGCAGGATTTTATGATATATCCCTTGATTGTGAATTTTATATGTATTATATCCATAATGGGGGTGAAGATTTAGATTATAAAAGTGGTGATATAAGATACTTCGGTAGATTAGTTTTAGAAAGAACTGATGGAACTTCAACTATTATACAACAAACAGATTTTCCACATATCTTTACACCAAGTGATGGTGTTTATAACTCTCCCTGGATTGACTATGATAAACCACTTCCACTATCTATGGCAGTATCTAACATTTATCTTGGTGTTGGGGATAGAATTAGAATTGGGTTTGGTTTAGAATATAAAAATGTTAAATGGGTTGATGTTCAAGATATAAATGTATATTGTCAGGCAATTATGCCCGTATCGGTTGGTAGTAACTATAATAACTTTGAGGTTAAACCTGCCAATAATACACTTCAAGGACAAGACGATTACATCAATATGAACCAAATTCTTCCTGATGTTAAAATCAAAGATTTATTTGTATCAATATTGAGGATGTTTAATTGTATTGTATATGATAATCCTGAAAAACTAAATGATTTAATTATTGAACCCCGTGATGATTTTTATTTCAGTAGAAAAAAAGTAAAGGATTGGACATATCTATTGGATTATAATACCCAAATTAAAATAACCCCTATGAGTGATGTGGATTTTAGAACATTATTATACACATACAAAGAAGATGGGGATTATTATAACCAATCATATACAGATGAATTTAAAAGAATATATGGTTCATACGAAATTGATGTGATAAATGATTTCAGTGAAGTAGAAAATAAAAATGAAGTATTATTTTCACCAACACCTGATGGAAGTTGGGGGATTGGAAATAGAATTGCCCCCTATTTTTGTAGTTTAGAGGATGATATATTAAAACCTAAAAAGGTAAAACCAAGAATATTATTCTATAGTGGTTTAAAAAATTCAAGTAATACAATCACATTACTTGATTATGTAGGACAACCAACAGGACTTGGGGAGAACATTACACAATATCCATATGTGGGGATGTGGGACGACCCAGATAATCCACAACACGACTTATCATTTGGTTTAACAGAAAAAGTATATTTCAATACAAGTTATTTCCCTGTAAATACTTTGGTTGAGGAGTTCCATAAAAATAGTATAATGGAACTTATAGACATTAATAGTAAAATGATGGAGGCATCTTTCTATCTTACACCAAAGGATATTGCGGAATTTGATTTTAGAGACATTATATTGATTGATAATAGTTATTGGAGGGTTTATAAGATTAAGGACTTCAACCCTATTGGAAATGAAAAAGTAACCCAATGTATTTTATACAAATTAAATAATGTAAATATTTTTAATAGTGGGGTTGTTGATATAACATTTTCAAATAAATCTTGTCCTACCGATATAATCCAAAAGTTTAGTAAGAAAGGTTCATATTACATATCACAATCAGGACAGATTATTACGGAAGATTGTTGTAATAGTTTGGGTGCGAAATGGAATAATGGTAAATGTTTTTCAGGTTTAAGGTGGGAAAATATATGGAGTAAAAACACCGATGGTTCCGTAGTAAAAAATATGTTAATACAGGGTAGTCCAAATATTACCCCCAACCAAACTACGATGACTGAAAGACAAAACCAAGATGGTAATACAAACAATAGTCCTGGTGTAATTATTAGGGGACAAAGAAACTATGTAGGTGAAAATGTTAAATCATCAATTATATTGGGGGATGGTTCATCATTATTAGAAGGTTCAAAGAACCAATTGGTAATCGGTGATGGTATTACCCCAACCGAATGTAATTCAATCACCATAGGTAGTTTAGTGATTACTGAAGACGGATTTAAACAGACAACCCCAACAATTATTGATGGTGGTTTAGATGAGGTTATGAGGGTTAATAAAACAAACCTAATAGATATTATTGATGGTGGATTTAATAGTGTTAGAAATGAAGGTGGGGATAGTAAGTCCCGTCCAATTATAGATGGTAATGTAAATAGAAACGACCCTGAACAACAATTAGAAAACCCTGATTGGATTTTAATTGGTGGTAGTTGTGGTGAAGATGGTATATGGTATGATACTGGTGTTTGGGATGATACAAGTTTTTGGATTGACTAAAAACATAACATAAAAAATAATATTTAATAAAAAAACAATATGAGTGATAAAGTAGAATATAGTAGATTATTACTAAAAAGAAGTAATGTAAGTAGTGAAATACCAACCATACCTACTGGTAATACCCTAAATGAAATGATAGACACTGACACCTTTGTTGGGGAGTTCTATTTAAATGCGGTAGATAATAGATTATGGGTTAGAACCGACAACGGACAATATGAAATAATGATGTCAGGTAATACATCAGGTTATTCACAAACATTGGGGGCAACACTAACATTGGGAAATGAAACTGATGGTTATAATATTGTTATGTCCCAAGATGATAGAATAACAAGTTTTAGTGGTAATTCATATATTGAGTTTAATAAGGTTACTGACGAACAACTTAAATTATATTCAACTAATATTCCTGGTGATAATACTATTGTAGATGTTACACCACTTGAATTATCTATGTCACACCAATCAAGTGGGGGGACATTAGGAATGTTTAGTATAGATAGTAATACATTAGATTTATCATTCACAGATTTAACAGAGACATCTACATTAAGTATGACACCTTCTGTATTTACATTACAGACATCATTTGGAAATATCCAATCAACACTTGATTTAGACCCAGAACAATCAAACAACGGGACACAATTAAGAAGTCAGGATATAGTTAATAATAACTTTGGTTTGGTATTAGTTAGAGAAAGTGATGTGTTAATAAATGTGGATAATCCAGTATCAAGTAAAAGTTCATCATTGGCAATCACAGACGATAATACACAGATGATAAGTGAATTATATTTTCAAGGTTATAATGGTGTTGGTTTTTGGACGAAATGTGATACAACAACTACAACAGGAAATACCCCAATAGATATTATTAGTATTGATACGGGAATGGCACCATTTGGTAATAACAGAGTTTATAAAATAATCTGTCATTATACAGGTATTGATAGTTTATACACAAGTGGATATACGACAGAAGTTCGTGGAACATTTAGAAATAATGGTGGAACATTAACACAGATAGGTTCATTAGAATATTTTTCAACAAGAAATGAATTTACAGGTTTAACTGACCCAGACATCTATGTATCAGGTGATAATATTAGAGGTAGAGTTAGGGGTATTACTTCAACTGATATAACTTGGAGTGTTATAATGATGATACATAATTACGGATAAAATTAAAATAGAACGATATGCCCGTAAAAGAATGTAAATTAGAAGGGAAACCAGGATACAAATGGGGGGATGAGGGTAAATGTTATACATATTCCCCCGATAATGAAGGACAAAGGAGAAATTCAAAGAAAAAGGCAATCACACAGGGGATTGCCATAGGTGATATAAAAACAAGTAAAGATAAATAACTATGGCACAAACGGCACAGATAAATATTAAGGTTGATGGAAAACAGGCAGAGGGTAGTGTTAATTCATTAAACCAATCAATACAAGGGGCAACCAAAAATACTACATCATTAAGAACCGAATTAAGACAGGTTACCCAAGAATTACAACAATTAGAACCTGGTAGTAAAAGATTTGATGAACTATCCCAAAGGGCAGGACAATTAAGGGACACGATACAAGATACGAGTGCCGTTATTAACGCAACTGCGGGTTCTGCCATAGAGAATTTGGGGACAGGATTACAGGGTGTTGCCACGGTTGGTATTGGTGCGTTTCAAGGTGTAACTGCTGCCGCAACCCTATTTGGAAATGAAAATGAAAATCTACAAAAACAATTAGTTAAATTACAGGCAGCAGCAAACCTTGCTCAGGCAATCAATACCTTTGGTTCATTAGGGGATGTTGTAACCCAAGTAAGGGCATCATTTGCGGCATTCACCACCCAACTTGCGTCATCTACGGTAGTTACAAAAATCTATAATTTTGTAATGAATGAAACTACGGTTGCCCAAGTTAAGGAAACAATATCTACAACCGCAGGGACAATTGCGAAGGGGGTTCAAACTGCCGCAACTTGGTTATTAGTTGCTGCCAAAAAGGCACTAACAACATCCACCTTTACTGCCGCAAATGCGATGAGGGTTTTAAAGGGGGCAATCGTTGCGACAGGTATTGGGGCATTAGTAGTTATACTTGGTGAGTGTATTAGTTTGTTAATGGATATGGGAAGTGAAACTGAAAATGCCGCAGACAAACAAGAAAAGATGGCACAGGCAGCAGAAAAAACCCGTCAAAAACTTCAAGATGCTGCCTCAGCAGCAAGGGACTTAAATGCGGCATCCACAGGTGGTTTAAATGACTTGGAAAGACAATTAAAAGTAATGACTGCGAGAGGGGCAAATTATAATGCCATTTATGAAAAAACAATTGAAATTAAAAATGAAGAATTAAAATTACTTCAAGAACAGGCATTTCAGGAGGGTATTAATACAAATGAAGAACTTAAAAACTTAAAAGGTAAAAAATTAGAAAGGGCAATATATTATAGAGAAACACGACAAAATATAATGACTGAAATGGAAATGTCGTCAATCGCAAGAAGTAATGCCGCAAAGGAAGAAGAGGAAGAACGAAAAAGGGCGGCACAGGATGCTGCCAACAAATCAAAACAATTGGCAGACGAACGAAAAAGAGAGGCAGAAGCAGCAGAAAGGGACAGACAAGACAAAAGAAAAAAAGAATTAGATATATTCAACGAACGACTACAAAGAGAGAAAGATGCCAATAAAGAATTAAGGAAACTATCTGTTGATGAAATGGTTACCACCGAACAGGTTGGGGATGTTAAAATATCATCTATTACCAAAATTACTGAAAAAGAACAGGAGTTAATGAAGTTAAAAATAGAAATGGATGAATTTGAAGAAAATTTAATTCAAAAAGGTATTCAACGAACAATACAGGCAGAGGAAGAAAAATGGATTAAGAGTAAAAAACCTATTGAAGATTTTGCCAAAGTTAGGGAACAAATAGAAAAAGATGGTATAAATAATTTATTACCTGTGGAACTTGAATTACTTGAAAAGAAAAAGAAACTTTACGAACAAGATACAGAAAATAGAAGAAAAGAATTTGAAAGATTAAAACAATTATCAATACAAACTGCGGAAAAAATTGCGTATGATACTGCGATTGCCCAAATGGAATTTGATAAACAACAAGAAATAAGACAAGTTAATCAAAGTAAAAAAAGTGAATTAAAGAAACAAGAAGAAATATTTAAAATTAGACAAGAATATGTTGATGCCCAAGTTTCCCAACTTCAACAATCGGAGGAAATACAACAAGAGATTTTATATCAAGAATATTTAAATGCGGTTAAAATTGCTGAAGAAAAGGGGGAAGATACAACACAAATAGATAGTAAATATCAAAATGATAGATTTAATCTACATAAAGATACAACTGAAAAAATACAAAACTTGGAAGATGCGGCAAGAGAAGAAAGGGATGCTAAAGTATTGGCACAGGCAGAACAACTTGCTCAAGAACTTGATAAGTATTTTCAAATGGTTAGTGGATTGGGGAATGCCCTTAATGAATTGGCGGCGGTTCAAACACAAAATAGATTAAATCAAATTGATAGTGAATACAACCACGAGGAAGAAAGATTAAAAATGTTGTATGATAGTAAAGTAATAAGTGAAGAAGAATTTAACGATAAGAAAAGGGCATTGGACTTCCAAAGAAGTGAAGATGAATTAAAATTAAAAAGACAACAATTCAAAAGAGAAAAAAGTATGAATATCATACAGGCAACTATGGATACTGCCCTTTCAATTTTATCTGCGATGAAGACATTTGGACCCCCACCATCACCATTAGGTATTATTGCGATGGCAGTTGCTGCGGCAGTAGGTGGAATACAGATTGCCACAATATCTTCACAACAATTTAGTGCGGCAAGAGGGGGGATTGTTCCTGATAATGGAAAACCAAGTGATGTTGATAGTGTCCCATCTATGTTGGCACCAGGTGAGGCAGTAATTAACTCCCGTTCAACAGAGATGTTCCCACAAACTTTATCACTTATCAATCAGGCAGGTGGTGGTATTCCCCTTGTTCCTGAAATGATACAACAAGGTTCATCAGGTAGTGGGATGATATTTGGGGAAAATCAACCACAACAATCTATTAGGGCATATGTAGTAGAAACAGAAATAACTGACACCCAAAGAAGAATTGATAGGATACAAAGGGCAGTTGAATTTTAAACCATTAAACGATGTGTAAAAAATATATTTAATAGTATGGAAAAATTACCAGTATATTATTTGGAGATAGACGAATTTGATATGAAATCGGGGATGGATGCCATCAGTTTTGTAACAGAACCTGCCACCCAATTAGAATGGAATATGTTTAGTGTAATGACTGATACATATAATGACTATCCCAAATCTGCGAGTGAAAATGCCTGTAGGGCATTAAAATACAGAGATAAAGAAAATCCTGATTGTGGAACACCTGTTGGATGGAAGAGGGCAAACCAACTTTGTAACAGAGATAAAATAAGTGTTGATACAATCGGTAGGATGGGTTCGTTTAAACGACACCAACAACACAAGGATGTCCCCTATGATGAAGGATGTGGTGGATTGATGTGGGATGCGTGGGGAGGAACCGAAGGTGTTGAATGGGCAATCCGTAAAATGGAATGGGTTAATCACAATATGTGGAATAACAATATGTCCAAAGTAGAGTTTAAATCAAACGATGAAAAACAGATTATAACTGCCCCCGTTATGTTGGCAGAAACCCCCATATTAAGATTTAATCCTTCTATTGGAAGATACTATGTAAAGTTTAGTGAAGACACCATCTTAAAGATGATGAAAAAATACTTCAAGGATAATAAAATACATAGAGTAAATGAAGAACACGACCCGACAAGGGTTGCTAATGGTGTGTATATGATAGAAAGTTTTATCGTGGGGGATAGAACAACAAGTGAATTATACCCTGATTTACCAAAAGGTAGTTGGGTTGCGTCGTTCTATATTGAAGATAAAGAGTATTGGAATAAAATAAAACAGGAAGGTTTCACAGGATTTTCATTAGAAGGTTTCTTTGAAGAACAATATGAAATGGAAATGATTAACAAAGTATTCAACTCTGTTAAGAATATAGTATTTTCCAACCTACCTGATGAAGATAAAGAAGAACAAATTAAAAGAATATTAGGTTTATGAAAACATTATTAAGTAATTTTTGGGTGGGGTTTTTGATGTTTATGTCCCCACTTTTCCCCCTAATGTTAATAATCACAATATCAACTATCTTTGATACATTCGTAGGTAGATGGTATGCCAAGAAGAAAGGAGAAGTAATTACCAGTGGTAAAACCCGTAGGGGATTATGTGTAAAATTATTAGTGTATCTATCTGTGATATTCTTTTCGTTTTTGATTGATAAATTTATGATAAACGACATCACAAGAAACTATGTATGGTTTGATTTTGCCTTCACCCGTTTTTGGACTGCGTTTTTCGTTTGGATAGAATATACTTCTATTGACGAAAAGGTAAAATGGGTATATGGTGAAGGAATAACAGATAGAGTTATGAAGTTTTTAAGGGGGTTTAAAACCCTTTTCAACAACTCTATGGATATGAAGGATAGGTTAGATAAATAAAATACATTAAACACAATAAAAATAAATATATTTAAGATAAAATATTATGGATAAAAAGAACATATTAACAAAAATTAAAGAACTTTTTAATACAGAAGTAGAGAAGTTTGAAACTGATTATAAAACCCAAGACGGAAGAATTATCAGATGTTATGGTGAAGGTTTAGAAGTTGGAGAAATGGTTAAAGAAATCACTGAAGAAGGTGAGGTAGATATTGAAGATGGTGAATACACATTAGAAGACGGAATAGTTTTAAACATAATGGGTGGTAAAATTCAAAATATTGGAGAAACTAATGACGAAATGGAAGAAATAACAGACACTATAACAGAAGATGTTGAAATGGGGGATGATATGAAAGACAGAATGGAAGATGGTTATAAAAATGAAATAGACACCAAATTAGTTGATGGAACAGAAATCAGAGTATTAACCAAAGGTGAGGCAATATCAGTAGGTGATATGGTTTTAGTTAAAGTAGGTGAGGGATATAAAGAGGCACCAGAAGGAAGACACGAAGTTGAAGGTGGTTTAGTAGTTTATACAGACAAAGAAGGTAACATCAACGAAATTGAAACCAAAGAAACTGAAGAAGAAGATGAAATGGGTAATATGAAAGACAAAGAAGAAATGAGTGAGTTATTCAAATCTATTTCTAAATTGGTTGATGAGGTTAAATCTTTAAGAACTGAAGTGGGGGAAATTAAAACTGAAAATGAAGAATTAAAATCTAAATTTTCAAAGTTCAGTAAAGAACCAAGTGTAGAACCTACACAACACGAAATTAAATTTTCAGGAAAAATGACGAAGGATGATAAATTAAAATTCTTCGGTAGATAATAAAAAAAAAATAATAAACTAACTTAAAAAAAATTAAATTATGAGTTTAAATGTAGCAGGATTAACGGCATATGTTGATGAAAACAAAATGGCATTAATCAAAAAAGCAGTATTAGGTGGTAGAACTTTGAGGTATATTTCAGTTCAACCTGACATCAAGTCAAGTGCCACTATTAACATTATCAATTCCAACCTTGTTGCTCAGGCAGGTGGTTGTGGTTGGAGTGAAAACGGGACAACAATTTTGACCCAACAAACATTATCGGTATGTCCGTTAAAAGTAAATGAGGCAATCTGTCTTGATACTTTGGAAACTTACTACACACAAAAGATGATGCAACCAGGTTCTTATAATGAGAACATCCCATTTGAGGAAATCTTCGCATCAGAGAAGGCAGACAAAATCAATGCCCTTATTGATGACTTAATTTGGAAAGGGAACACATCAACAGGTTCAGGTAATCTTGCGTTATGTAATGGTTTCATCAGATTGGCAGGACAAACATTTTCAGGTTCAGTAGTAACTGGTAATGTTAATGTTGTTACGGCAATCACTTCTTCTAACATCATAGACATCGTTGATGGTATGTCTTCTGTAGTCCCTACGGATATTTTAGATATGGATGACTTACACTTATTCTGTGGGTATGACTTCTATAGAACTTATGCGTTGGCATTAAGAAATGCTAATCTATTCCACTACACAGGTGCGGAAAATCAAGGTGAAGATTATTCACAAATGATACCAGGAACAAACATTAGAATTGTGGCATTAAGAGGTTTGAATGGAACTAACAGAGCATTCTTATCATCTGCGTCTAACCTATACTTTGGAACTGACTTATTGAGTGATGCGGAAGATTTCCAAATCTTCTACTCTGCGGATTTTGATGAGGTAAGATTTAGAAGTAAGTGGAAACAAGGTGTTCAATTTGCGTTCCCTGAATTTGTGGTATATTTCAAAATCGGTTCAGGTATTTAATTAAAAAAACTTGGGGGTGAAAGTCCCCCTTTATAAAAATAATAAATAAACAAAATTAAAAATATAAAATTATGAGTTGTGTAATAGATACAGGTTATGTTTTGGGATGTAATACCATTGGTGGTGTTGAAAAAGTTTGGATTGGAACATATAGTGCCGACCAAAACTACACATATGATGGTGATAATATAATCACAGGTATAACATCGGGTGTCACAATTTATTTAATGGAACAAGATATGGAGTTCGCAGGTTTAAATCAAACAGGTAACTTCAGTAGAGAAAACGGAAGTGTTTTTTACGAAAGTGTATTGTCCCTTAAATTTATTGAATTGAGTGCCGAATTAAGAAATTTAGTAATTGCGTTGGGTAGGGCACCTATCTTCGCAGTGATAAAATCAAACGCAGGTGATTACTATGCGTGTGGTGTGGAAAGTGCGGGTAGAGCAACTGCGGGTGTTGCGTCATTAGGTATTGCTCAAGGTGACTTGAATGGTGCGACTTTTGAAATCACTTGGAGAACTCCAAATGGTGTGTATTTGATGAACCAATCTTTGATTGGAACTTCTTTACCTGTTGGTTCGTAAAACACTTGTCGTGTGGGATGTAATATAGTTCCTGATAGGTTTTTAACCTTATAGTGGATATGGACACGACAATAATATTTTCATAGGGTTTTTATTTATCCTTTTATTCGTTTTAACCCTATAACCCCTATCGTCCTGATGGGGGTTTTTGTTTATAAACAAAATCAACCCCCCTATATTTATAACAAAAACTATGATTACATTATCAGGAAATCAAATAACAGATGTGGCATTTACCCTATACGAAAAGACAACTTTATCGGGTGCCACTTATATCTTGGATTTGTATAGTAATCAAAATCACAACCACACCCTATTATGGTTAACAGGAGACACTACAAATAACAATATGAGGTATAACTACTTCCCAATAGATTTAACCCCTTATACGGGTTCTACTTTGATTGGGGGAACATATGATTATTTTGTATGGCAAACAACAGGTTCAACCTTATCAACTACTGGTTTAACAATCAGTGATGTGGTAGAAAGTGGGTTATGTGAAATTGTATTACCAAACATCTACACAGGAACGACTTATAATAACCCTAAACAGGAATATACATTTGAATAATTATGGAAAATAAAAAGAATAAAATAACTATGGAGGTAGAAAATACACCTGAAACACAAACTAAACAGATATTCAAAGTATTTAACTTTGGTAAAGAGTATTTGGCACCCGAATATAAATTTGATGCGAAGGATGGTTTTATACATTGGGGAATTGATAATCAATATCCACAATATTTACTTAACCTATACAACCATTATGGTTCCCCAACACATAAGTCCATCATCAACAAGAAGTCCCGTCTAACAACAGGATATGGATTGAGAAACATAGTTGATACACAACTTCAAAACTTCGTAGATAAGAATAAATTAGAAAAAGTATTAAGACAATGTGAAATTGACTTTGAAATATTCAACGGATTTTGTTTTGAAATTATATGGAATAACGAGGGGAGTGATTTTACAATTCACTATATGCCATTTACTAAAATTAGAAAGGGTATTGAAAATAAAGAAATAGATTACCCACATTTTTGGTATTCAAAGAATTGGAACGAAATTAAAAAGGAAGAATATAAACCAACTATGATTAGAAGGTTTAACCCTGATATTAGACAAGGGAAACAATTGTTTTATTATATTGAACCAAACCCACAACAAGACGAAATCTACCCAATCCCAAACTATTCAACTACGATTAACTGGATTGAATTGGATTATGAAATAAGTAAGTTCCATTTGAACCAAGTTAAACAGGGGTTTGCCCCTTCATTTATACTTAACTTTTCCACAGGTATTCCATCTATTGAAGAAATGGATGAATATTACAGGGACTTTAAAAGAAATTATCAAGGTGCGGAAAATTCAGGTAAGATTATTATTACATATAGTGAAGGACAAGAACAAAAACCTGAACTAATCCCTATCCAATTAAACGATAGTGATGAAAGATTTATTATGTTACAGGATATGGTGGAAAAAAATATTGTAATGGGACACGAAATACCCCCACAATTAGTTATTTTAACACCAGGTAAGTTAGGTTCAACAACAGAAAGACAAGAGTTATTGGGTGAATTTCAGTCATACTATATTACAACACGACAATCACAATTAGAAGAAGGATTTAATCGTGTATTAAATTTACTATTTAGTGAAGATATAGTATTAAAAACATACGATGAGGTTGATACAATCAAAGAAGAAGATTTGGGGGTTCAAGAGAAGGCACAGGCAGAACTAAAAGGTTCAGTTGGTGGTGTTCAAGGTATTCTACAAATACAACAATCTGTATCACAAGGATTTACCACAATAGATAGTGGTTCGGCAATCCTTGAATTGATATATGGTATTGACCCAGTAGAGGCAAGAAGAATGTTGGGGGAACCAAAACCAGTAGAACCAACTGATAATACAAAACAAACAATTAACGGATAATGGCAACACTAAAAGTAAAATTTATATCAACGATATATCTAAAAGAAAATACGACAATTGAAGATAATGTGGATGATAATAAACTTGTCCCATTTATTTATTCGTCACAGGATACACATATTCAACAGGCATTGGGAACAAACTTTTACAATCGTCTTAAATCAGGTGTAACCAATAACGACTTAACTACCCTTGAAGATGATTTTTTAAGGGATTATGTCCAACCTTGTTTGGCACAATGGGTATTCTATGAGGTTTATCCGTTTCTTAACTTTAAGACAACCAATAAGGCAGTATCAAAAGAAAGTAGTGAGTTTTCCCAACCAAGTGAATTGGATGAAATAAAATATATGAGACAAACCATAAGGGATTTGGCAGAGTTTTATTTAAGAAGAATTAACCAATACCTATGTGACTTTGGTTATTTATTCCCTGAATATGAAAACCCCGACCCATATGAAAACCTACCTGCCAATAGTAAATCATATTTCAGTGGTATGTATCTTCAAAGAAGAAGTAGAACAGGGGATTTATTCCCAAATATCCCAACCTATTATGGTGATAGGTATGATTGTTATAGAAATGGTGGTTGTTAAAATATAGAGTATGTGTAAAATAGATTATAGTTTAGAAGAGTTAATCAATCACCCCAAGTTAAGTGATGATTATAAATTCCAAGTTTTGGAAGAAAGAATTAACGAAGAGTTATTTTTGGATTGGTTAGAAACCCAAGAATTGGGAATACCATTAGAAACACTTGGTTTAAAATTAGACGATTTAAACGACTTTTATGATATTGATGATACAGATTATCAGTATGTAGAACAAAAGTTTAACACAGAGGAGAAATTCAGGGTAATACGACTATACAAATACTTCGGTAATATTAGTGATAATTCCCGTCCGTTTTGTAGAACACTTGTTAGAAGAACAAACTTATCGTTGATGAGGAAAGAAGATATAGAACAACTCAACACACAAAATCCTGGTTTTGGAAAAGGTGGTAGTGATAGTTATTCTGTCTTTAATTGGAGGGGTGGTGTAAATTGTGTTCATAAGTGGGTTAAGTATTACTACGATGAAGAAACTATGAACTTGGTATTGGCACCCGACCAACCACAACAGACATCAGTAGATGGTAGAGTTCCATATGCGAATGGAACATTAACACCCCCACCAAGAAAAAAGGGATAAAAACAAAAATTAAAAAACAATATTTAGTGATATGGGAACTATAGATTTATCAACATTATTTGGGGACTTGGGAATTGTAAGTGGAAACACCAATGCCAAGAACCAATATGAGTTTTATTATGGTGTTGTATGGGATGACGATACAATAACTTATAATCAATATGAGTTTTTCCAAAAGATTGGAATGAGTAGATATGATTTCTTTAAACAATATGGGAGTGAATATGAATTTTACAAGAATACAACCGACCCAAGTATAAGTGATTATAGGACTTTTTACGAAAACGCAGGTTTTTTTTTGTCTAATCCTCTCCCAACTGATTGGATTTTAAGGTTTGGATATTGGGAAGATGATTACTTTTGGGTAGATAGTGATAATTGGGAAGACACCATAATAGGATAATAATAAATAAAATAAAAAAATATAAAATAAAATGCCAAATTTTGATTTAATTAATAATGGAGATAGTGGTTTATCAGTAAGAACCACTTTAAATGATGTAATAAACTACGTCAATACAGGGATTACAAGTGGGAGTAGTTTTACCTACATAACAGAAGACACTACACCTGGTAGTGAATTTGTAAATATATTATCACCAAGAGATGTTTATATTAGTGGTGGGACATCAGTTGAACTTGAATACTATGGTTCCCCAACAATAACAAGATACTTGATATTGGATGGAATGCAGAGTGCTATTTATAATGATGATTTAGTTGATAGTAGTAATTTAGTAATGGGAACTACACAAACACAAATTGATACTACAGATGGTTTAACGGGTAATAATACACAATTAACATTAGATGGTTTTGCTATCAGTATGGGGACATTTAATTCTGGTGCGACTATAAGTAGTGAATTTGTAGTTGATATAAATGCCGATACTAAATTACAAGTAATAGATGGAACAGATAGTAGTATTGTTTCATTAATACCTACATCTATAATATCTACGGTGGATGATGGAACAAACACATCAACACAAACAATTACATCAAATGAAGTAAATACTAATGTAACAGATGGAACAGATACATCAAGTATTGAACTAACAGAAGTAACATTAAATATTGAAGTTAATAATACATTAAAAGGGGGTCAAAGAACTTCTACAATAAGTATTAATCCAGGTGGTGTTAATGCTATAGATATGATGTCTGATGATAACGCAGGACAAACAAGTAATAGAAAACAACAATATAATAGTATTGGTGATGAAGTTAGTAATGGAACTGACACATCTTTAATAGGATTAACTACAATAGGATGGGAAATGTATAATTCCGATGGGACTTCTACAACTAATTTTAATGGTAGTAATAATAATATCACTTCTTTGATTGATAATTCTATCATATTATTTGAAGGGACAGAGGAGGCATATGGTGCTATTTTAGATGAATTAAAAGGTGAATTATATGTTATTATTCCTGATAATAGTGTAGCATCATCAGGTTTTTTTAATATATCTAATAATATTGTTATTTATTTTACAGGTGATACTACAACCTTTATTAATATAGATATAAACCAAATTACATCAACAACACCAGGAATAGGAAATCCAGGTGGAACAACAAGATTAAGATTAAATGGTTCACAAGGTATATCAAATACTTATGTTGGTGATGGTTGTTATGTATTTACCCCCGATTTAGGTGGTGGTGGAACAGAAGTTATACCTGAAGATATTGAACCTTATACATCAAAAATTGTATTAAGTGGTGATAATATTACAATAGAAAAAATAACTAATTTAGATACATCATCATTAGTTGTTGGTGATAATTTTGTAGATATAAATTCATCATATGGAGATACATTATCTCAATTACGAGTAGGAATGAATGGTGGAGATGGAAATAAATTTAAAACTAACGATATTAGTATTGAGGTAGGGACAGGGATTTCATTTGCACCCGACCAATCTTATCAGTGGGCAGGTGATTATGATTATACTATGACGGCATATACTGAAAATTATTGTTCTGGAACTGAACAATATTTATTTCAACAAAACGGAGATTATATTTCACAACTTGTCCTTGACCCCGCATCACTAAATACTGGAACATTATTTAAGAGTGAAGATTTAGTTGTTGGTTCATCAACAATTCTATCACTTGGATATGATGGTATGGGTTCATTTGATATGACTGATGGAACAGGTAATAGTAGTTATTTTTCATATACCCCATCAAGTTTAAATTTAGGAGTAGATGATGGTAGTAATTCAAATATCATTACATTAACATCAACTAATTTAAATATATCAAATATACCTTCATTTGATGATGATGCTTCGGCAAGTGGTTTAACAACAGGTGATATTTACCAAACAACAGGTGGTGGGGCATCCCCACTTGATGTGGCAGGTATTCTAATGATTAAACAATAATGAATAAATATTTAGATTATACGGACGATATTTGGACACCAATATATTTAGATGTAAATAAAATTGAACCCCATACTTTGTGGGGTTCTGTTTTATATTTAGGTATGGGTTCATCTTTAATCCCCCGACTTCAAAGTGATAAGGTTACTAAAACAACAATCGTTGAAATTGATGAGGGAACTATACAATACAATAAGGATAATAATTTACTTCAACCTGAATGGGTTATTTACTTGGATGATGTATTTACATTTAAACCCCTTGATACTTATGATTTTATCTTTATTGATATATTCTATAAATCAACTACTAAAAGTGTGATGGAGGGGTTAATTAATAGATATAAACCATTTTTAAATGATGATGGTAAAATCTTCTATTTACAATCAGTTGTTAAATAAAACAAAAATCCCCAAACAGAATGGGAAAAACTGAATGGGGATTTATAATCGGTGTCTCGTTCTACTTCATCTTACGATATACTTTATCTGTCCCGACACCTATACACATATACATATTAAAAAGGTAATCCATCTTCACCCAAAGGTATTCCATCACCTTTTACATTATCTTCATACCATTTTACATCTTCACTGATTGTATCTTCAATACATTTACCATCAGGGAATGTATCTTGTTCATCTTCGTTGAAGATTACATATCCATTACCGCAACAATTAAAACAATCACTTACATCACCATCTTCGTCAAAAAAACCTTCACCATCACATCTTGGACAAGATGTATGTGTGTCCTCTTCATCAACATTAACCATAGAGTTAAATTTATCAATAGTTTGTTGTAGTTTATCAATAGTTTGTTGTAGTTTATCTACTCGTTCGTTTGTATCCATATTTACATTAAGTAAATAGATATAAACTAATTTCTGTTCAGGTGTAGTATCATCACTTGATATGATTTTTATTACATCAGTAAAACTGATATTAACTAAATTTTCTTGGTTTAAGTTTGTAAATTCCATTTTTGTTTTTTTTTAAGTTTTATTATTATTTATCCTATACTAATAAATATCACGAAGTTTTGAAAAAGTCACTTTTTTTGAAAAAAAAATTAAATTATTTTTTATTAAAGTAAAATTTCCCTAAATCTATCCATTATTTGGGGGTTGGATTTAATCTTTTTTAATAAATCTTGAACTACCAATGATGCGTTCTGTTTGGTAAAACCATTCATTTCACTTACAATAGTAAAAGTCATACCAGGAATTAAGTAATAATCAAGAAATAACATTACCTTACTATACTTCATCTTTGGGATAGTCATAAGTAAATCTTCTAATTCCTTCCTATTTATTGTTTTTTCTTCATATAAGACACTATCGTCTTCAAGTTGGAATATATCTACATTATCTATTTCAACTATCGTTGGACGGGAATTTAATGTTTTCTGTGAAACATTCTTTGATATTGGTAATCTAATAATATCTTTATTTATATTGAAGTAATCCAAGATACTCCATCTAATAGTTGAATTACAATATGATACAATACTTTCCCCTCGTTGAATATCAAATTTATCTATACCACGAATTAACCCCATATTACCGACAGACACCAGTTCATCAAATTCATTTGGTGAATTAAATTTATTGGCAATAAAAATTACCATAGGTAAAAGGGATTTGATTACCTCATCCCTTCTACCATCTTTTAACATAGTAATTAAAGTATCATTATCGTATTTGGTATAACCTTTGGATATGTCTTTTTTGTATTGTCTAATAGATTTATTATTTTTCATCAGGTATAAATATTAATTGATTAGTTTGTTTATCATACAAGGTATTTAAAACCTTCTTTGGATTAACCCATCTTAAATTATCTAAATCATTATTTAATTTATTACCATCAAGATGTATCAATTTATACTTATGTATTGGATGGGGGATAAATGTTTCTGCTAATAATTTATCATAATCCAAATATTCCCCGTTGAAGAATACTTTTTTATAACCTTTATTAAGATAAACTCTTAATATTTTATAATTATTTGTTTCAACGATAGTTCCTTCTATATTGACTATCAAACCTAAACCTGTATTAGGTATGTAATACCAATCAAATTGGTAATAATTCATTTCTTTTTTTCTAAATTCAATTAGATTTTTCTTTGATTTCCTCATTTTTAATTCCTTTTATGTTTATTGTTATATTAATAAATATCTTCAAATATAGAAAAAGTTAATTTTTTTATAATTATTTTTTATTAATTTATATTCTATTTTGGGGGTGATAATAAACAAGTCATACCCCCTACCCCCAAAGAAAGAAGTATGACTTATTCATCACCAATTATTTATAAACTATTTTGTGTGGCTGTTAGTGGTTACAAGTCGTAGAAGAACCTATCTAACATTTAAGATAATATTTACCAATACAGATTGTATCTCTTCTCCATCTCGGTTAAATGTATCCCCTTCATCGTTTAGGTAAATTATCAACGATTACATTTATAAATATGCCGTAGTTTTGAAAAGTTCCTCCAAAGTAAAAAAAAAATAAAAAAAAAATTAAAGTAAAGTGTTTTTTTCCAAAGTTACAGATATTTATTATAAAATAACAAAGGATAAAATTTAAAATTATGATTGACTTTAATAAAAAATGGGAAAACGACTTGAACGAAGGACAAAAAGGTGAAAGAGTTGTTAGTGAATATTTCACAAAAAGATGGGGTTTAACGGGTATTACTTTTAACGACAATAGTGATTATGACTTTATGGGTAGTAAAGACGACAGAACCATTCTATTTGAGGTAAAAACGGATAGATACGAACACTTCAAGGGGGTAAATACATACAATATGTTTATAGAAGTTTCTTGTAGTGGAAAACCAAGTGGTATTCTTACTTCAAAGGCAGAACAATTCGTATATTACTACCCTGATTTAGAAGAAATGTTTATAATCCCAATGACTGAATTAAGATTATTATGTATCTTGGAAGATTTGAAACTGACAGAACAATCAGGAGACAAAGGTAAAACCAAAGGATACTTATTACACAGGAACTTATTTCGTGATAGATTTAAAGTATTCCAAGTTATAAAAGACACAACGATATGGGAAGACAAGATATAATAACGATAATAAAAATATGTATTGTATTATCAATACTACAACTAATAATAAACACAATCTAAAAACAAAAAACGATGAAAAGGAACGAAAGAATTTATGTAATGGAAGATGAAAATGGGGAACCGATAATCTGTGATTGTCAGGACTATTTAGAGTTCATCTTACGAACGATTAAGAACACACCCAATGATATGGACTTGGGGACTAAAATAAGGAATGAATATGATACTTTAAAATTATCACTAATAATAATGTTTGGGGATAATATAGAAGACGAAATACCATTTGACTAATAAACCAATAAACAAAAAAGAAATGATAGAACAATTACTGGGGATTGATATAAATAACATTCAACCCCACCATTCAAAAGTTATACAGGAGTTAATTAACTATAACACGGACTTACAACACAGATTACAAATCTATACTGAATATGAAGATATAGATGGTATTACCAAAGAAGAGTTTATCCTAAACGAACAGGATACTCTTTATACAATCTTGGGGACGACTGCCGCATTACTTTTCGTCTATAATAGAATAGAACAATATGAGTTGAGTGCGGACTTACATAAGGAAATGAAAACATCATTCTGTTTAATTATGAATGAAATATTCCCTTCAACAAATAACGAACAAAAGTTTCACGACTTGGTGGAAAAAATGTTTGATGGTTTTAAACAAATACTACAATAATGAAAATCAACGACATACTAATAGAAATCACAACAAAGGGTTCAATCTATGATGAAATAATGAATAACCTTTTATCACCAAGATTTGAATTAAAACCTGAATTGATAAGTGAAATATCATTATCCTTTTTAGAGAACAGAGAAAAGATAGAAAAGGTATATGAAATGGGGTATTTTAAATATTACTTTATTAATACAATTAAAAACCAAGTTCATTCCAACACATCACCATTCCATAAAAATATAAGAATTAAAGATTATGATTACATACAAGATTATACTGATATACCTAACGATGATGATATACAAGAAAAAATCTTATTTGAGGAAAGATTAGACAAAGTAAATGAAATCTATAAATCAACAAGTAAAAGTTGGTTTGAAGATAGGATGTGGGAAGAATACTTTGTAAATGGTAAGACATACAGACAGATAGAGAAAGAATACGGACTGGACCACTGCCTTGTGTTCCATAATGTAAAGAAAGTCAAACAGAAGATACAAAAACAACTATAAACTTGGGGGATTTAATCCCCCTTTTTTTATTAAAAACCGAAACAAAAATAGGTGTTTAATATTTATTTATGAAAAAAGGATAAATTATGGAAAAAAAAGAATTAACATATGATGATGTAGTCCGTATCACCCTGACTTTTATGTCTTGGTATGATAGATTAAACGGGATACAAGATTATTTTATGGAAATAAAAAAAGAAAAAATCCAAGATATTAATATATCAGGACAAGAGTATCTTTTATTCAACGATTATACTATGTCCCCTATGGATATGGATATTTCAGTTGTGGAATTACAATCTGCGTTTTATAATCCAATCGTTCAGTCGGTTGCGTCAATGCCTGTGGAAAACCAAATTGGAAGACAACTAACATTGGGGATTAAAGAAAACAAGACAGGGACTTATTTAGGATTTACAAGAATATGTAGTCCAGTATTATCTATCAAACCAAGAAACGAATTGTTTGGATTACCTGTTGATGGTAAGGATGTAAATAAATTTATGGTTAATGGAACACATATTATCCCCGTTCAACCATTTGGATACAATTACTTGGGTGGTAAATTGATTTGTCTATTAGGATTATCACACGAAGTTAGAAATATGTTCAACGATAAGTATGAGGACAAGTGTAATATTAT